AGTTCAATCTCAAACTGCGCGATGCGCTCAGGTGTCGTCGTCCAGCGGCTGACGCCTCTGGTCGGCTGAATTATGATGCACTCGATTGCTGTGGCTCCATCAAACACCCACTTGACCGAGGGTGTCCGCATAGCGGCTGCGGCGTAGAACATGAGTTGCGGGTTTTCTTCTGCCGTAACCAGAACCCCGTCGCCAAACTTCCAGTCGATAACGTAGGCTGTGTCCCCAATTCGCCCCAACAAATCTGTTGAGCCAAACACACCGGACAGTGCCGCATTATCAAAACTGACGTTTGTCTCGACGGCGATGTCCATCTTTTTTTCTGGGTCAAGTTCATCCAACGCCTTAATCGCAGGAAGAAGTTTCTCATGCAGAAGATCCTCGGTCAGCGTTTGCGCCTCATATGTACGCCCGATAAATTTGTCGGGCTTCGTGCCGTGTTCGAGATACTCGGCGATCAATGTATGCAGAAGAGTACCCTCGTCCGCGTAGGTGCTTGACGGCTTTGGCGGCATCTTCTCGCATAGTGCCACTGAACCCGGACAGGCCATGACGCGCTTGGCGGTAGAGCCGCCGACAACATTACTGTGCTTCATCTTATTTTCTCCGTTTGAGATATCCACATTAACATCACATAAACTGTTGTCAAACAATTTTTAATGGCTTATACAACAAAATATGGAACGCGACGTAGAACACTATTTTAACTGGGCGGTCGAGCGCATGGGCGGTCGGTCGTACAAGTTCGTGTCCCCGGCGCGGCGTGGTGTGTCAGACAGAATAGCTTGTCTGCCAGACGGCTCGACATGGTTCGTCGAGTTGAAGACCAAGGGCGGCAGACTATCGCCGCTTCAGGAACTCTTCGCCGCCGAGATGCAACGGCTTAACCAGAACTATGCGTGTCTGTGGACAATTAAACAGGTAGACGAATGGAACTCCGACCGTATCAAAACGAAGCCGCCGACTTCCTCTTCGCTAACGACAGAGCGATGATCCTTGCGCCTGTGGGCGCGGGTAAGACGGCGGTTACGTTGACAGCATTGCAGGACATGATCCGGCACGGTCACATCAACCGTGTGCTTGTCCTTGCGCCGCTGCGCGTGGTCAAGAAGGTCTGGCCTGTAGAGCGGCCTCTGTGGGCCATTAACCTCACAATGTCATTGGCGGTCGGGACGCCTAAGCAACGGTTGCAGGCGTTGCAGGCCAACACGCACATCGTCGTGACGAACTACGACAATCTGCAATGGCTGGCGCTTCAGAAGCTGAACTTTGACGCTATTGTGTTTGACGAGTTGACACGGCTCAAGAACCCGTCAGGCGCACGGTTCAAGGCGCTCACCAAGGTGATCGAACCCATGCGCGTCAGGTGGGGCTTGACGGGCAGCTTCACGTCAAACGGGCTTGAGGATGTATTCGGGCAATGCAAGATCGTTGACCAGAATTTGCTGGGCCGCTCGAAGGGCGCGTTCATGCAGCAGTACTTCATCCTGATGAACAAAGATTACAACGAGTGGATACCGCGCAAGGGTTCGCTTGAGAAAGTTATGGCACGCATCAAGCCCGCGACGTTTGTGCTTGAGCCAGGCGAGTATAGTGACACGCTACCGCCGCTCCACGTCGTCGAGATGCGGTGCGACATGGATCGTAAACATTACGAGAAGATGAAGAAGGATCTCGTTCTTGAATACAACAACACCAAGATAATCGCGGCCAACGCCGCTGTTGTGTCGGGCAAGTTGCAACAGATGGCGTCGGGGTTCGTGTACAAGAGCGTTACCGAGGCGACATCAACGCCGGGCAAGTTCAAGACGGCCAAGACGCCGTTTTGGTTCTCGACGCACAAGTTTGATTTGCTTGACGAGTTGTTGCAGGAGAACCAACACGCGCCGACAATCGTGGTGTACACGTACCAAGAAGAATTGGCAGAGTTGAAGCGCCGGTATCCGAAGGCGCTTACGCTTGACGACGACAACGCTATAGAGCGGTGGAACTCCGGCAAGGTTGAACTGCTGTTCGTCCACCCGAAATCCGCAGGGCATGGCCTGAATTTACAGTACGGTGGGTCGCATATTGCGTTCTTGTCGTTACCCCGCGGGTCGCTGGAACTATACGAGCAGACGGTCGGGCGGTTGCACCGTAGCGGGCAGAAGCACGATGTGTGGTGCTACATCTTTATAACGAACAAGACGGTAGACGAGGGGATCTGGGCGGGGCTTCACGATAGACGGGCGCTATCCGACATAGCGATTGAGGAGTTAAGATGCGCATAGAGAATTGGGTTGTGCTGAACAGCAAGTTGATGTCGTACACCGAGGACGAACTGAGAATGTTGATTGACTACGAGATCGACAACGACAGGCGGCCTACGTTCATCGTCAGGTTGCACCAGAGGTATTGCATCCTGCGTAACACGCGGGAGCGCGTTGAACTGTTGGAGAAGTTGAAATGAGGCATTGCGACCCCGTGACGATGGATCACATTATTGAACTACGCAAGCGCGTGGCGCTTCTGGAGAAGCAACTTGAGAACGCGCTGTCGTATGTCAGGCCGTTGTTTGAGCAACAGCGGAAGTATTTAGAAGAAGAAAAATACAAGCCTTTATATGATAAAACATACGCGGAGAAAGAGTAATGGATATCGTTGAACGATTGAGAGATTGGAATAAGTTTGGTGTAAGCAGGGGGGATTTTGTAGCGTATTCCCATGAAGCCGCCGACGAGATTGAGCAGTTGCGGAATGCGGTAAAAGTGCAAGCCAATGCTGTTCGGATACTTCATGAGGCTGAAATGTCTGAGTTAAATCTCTTACGGAAAAACGCGCAAGAAGCGCATACCGCCAAAGCGACATTAGACAGCGAGCGTGAGGCCAATAAGATACTGACCGACGAGATTGAGCGGTTGCGGGGAATGTTAATATTTGCGCTCGATGGTCTTGATGAATATTGGGTTACGTTCCCAGAAGGTGTTGAACTGGTTAATCAAATTAAAGCCCTTATCCCCGCATCCGCGCTCGACGTAAACAAGGAGTTGCTGGAGGCGGCAAAAGCGGCAACCACTTACTGTGAAGAAATTGCAACGTTGGGCAGTAAATACGGAACTTTGCAAGGCCCAATTGTGTCTGACGCACGAAGTATCGCAAGAGGGTTGAATGAAGCCATCGCAGCGGCAGATTAAAGCCCTTCAACAAAAGGAGAAAGAGTGATGGATATCGTTGATCAATTAAAATACGCAGGTGACCATGTATTGTTTGTGCCGCATTTATACCACTCAGCCGCCGACGAGATCGAGCGGTTGCGGGAAGAAAATAACGATTTGAAATCTGCTCTTAGGAATGTGCTATTTGCTGAAGTTAGTCATGTAAAAGTGACAGAGTTCACGAAGGAGAAAGAGTGATGGATATCGTTGAGCGGCTGCGATTATTTGCCTCGGCAATGAAAGATGCTCCCACCGCTATCATTGACGATAGCGCTCTTAGGAGAGCCGACGAGATCGAGCGGTCGCGGGAAGCACTGCAAGAAATTTATGAAGTGTATGCTGGGTCTGAGGGAATACCTCAACCCATGACCGCAGCAGAAGGGTATTTGTTATTTCTGCTCAAGAAAACTGCGAAGATTGCACAAGACGCACTGAAGAAAGAGTGATGATCCTTCAACTGTCCCCCACACTGCCAATGATTACCCCGAAGGGTAAAGCACTGGCGCACTTCGTAATTGACTACGGCGAAGAGCATCACCTGATGTGGGTGTGCGTCCAAGAGACGGGTGAGATATGGACTTGGGCTAACCCCGAAGTCCGCGTCCAGAGCAACCCGTCGTTCAACCGACCATCTTGAACGCTATCTCTTCCGTCTCGGCTACGCGCCTGCCCCAACCCTTGCCAAATGTACCCCATGTCGGCAGGGCTTGCAGGAACTCCAAGCGGCGCTCGCAGATCTTGGTTGCCAGTTCACGCGGGTTCATCTTCGCTACAGCGGCAAGGCAAGCAGTTTGAAGAAACTTGCTGGCACGGCCAGTACCAGAATTAATAGCAAGATCAAAAACAGCAAAGTCCACCCCATGCGGGAGGTCATCGCAGCGGCACTTGTCCCAGTATTTCTTCTTGTAGAGCGGGGCGACGTCGGCAACTGTGAGGGCTCTGATGTCATCTTTGGTTACCTCATGGCCGACCCATTCTTCCCAAACTTTCTTGGTGGCGCCTAAATTTGTTGCTCCCCCTGGGTCTTTGGGGTGATCGACATACCCCCCTTCATGTTTCAAGACATGGGCGAGGCACTCTTCAAAATTATCTTTCATCGTTTATTCTTTCGGTGTCGAGTTGTACAGCATCTTGTCTTTTGTCATGTCCGACGCAGAAGCACCAAAGTAAAAAGCCATTACGCCAGACCACCCCGCAGTGAGCGTGCCGAGCAGCATGAGCAAGATCTCGCTACCGTTCATTGGCAGGCCGCCGTAAAGCACCCATCCGATAATCCCGAAATATCCCCCGGTAATAAACAAGGCCAGCAATCTGGGCAGCCAGTCGCGTGTCTCGCGCTGCATCTCGCGGGCAGACTTACGGTCGTCCACCGCAAGCGCCGCCAAGTCAATGTCCAACGACTTCATCTGGACTTTGAAATCCGCGTCGATCTTCTTGACCGTTGCAAGTTGCTCAGGCGAGGCGGTGCGGAGTGCCGTTTGCAGATCATCCTCAGAGCCGTCCTCGTTGCCGAGCAGGGCCAGCGACAGCGCCTTCGTTGCCATGCCCGCTAGTGGGCCGCCCAAGGCTGTTGCCAGAGATGGCGCGACTGAGCCGAGTAGCGGCCCAAATGTTTTAAGAAGATCCATCGTCCTTACCTCCAGTAGATTTAGATCCCAACATAATACCCGACAGCGTGCCTGTCAGAAATGTCGCGATTGGGGCGATTAACTTGAAAAATTCCTGATCGTTTGGAGCCTGTCCATCAATCGGCTGCACGACAAATATCAGGCTGTACAAGACAGCGAACACAGTACCCGTCAGTGTCAGGCAAAGGCTGACCCCGATGATAAACTGCAAGAGAGCGTGGAGTTCATCCTCTTTGATCCTCATCTTGCGACGGCTCCGCATGGATTTCTTTTTAGTGTGTCTGCGGAACAAGTTCCAGAGGCGGTGCAGATGGGCGGGTTGCACTCCGGCGCGTCCCAGTTCTTAGGGTCTTGGCACGGGTAACGATAGCGGTCTTCGCACCCTGACAGAACCAAAAATGCAACCGCCATCAGGTATCTCATTTGTGCGCAGTCAGGTAAACGAAGAGTGCAAGACCGAGAGCCATAACAATGACGCCCAAGAACATCCACGCGCCTAAGATAAGTTCAGCTTGGCGTTCCTCGGCTTCTTTCTGCGCAATAGCGGCCTGACGCACGGCCTCTTTACGCATTTCCGTTACTTCCTTCTGAATGGAAGTCCACGCTGCAAGGCCGTACGCCCCTACAAACAGGTTCTTGGTGTCGAGCTGCAACTGCTGCGCCTTGGCCCGCAAAGCGTACAATTTTATTGCTTCAGCTTCATATTCTGCTTGACTTTGGAAAAGTTTCTTCTTCCGATTTCCAGAAGTGAGTTGCGTGATTTGCGCTATTCTTGCGAACAAACTGCCAACGCGCTCTACAACGTCTATGGCTTCGTGGCCCGCATCCGTCGCTGACTTGATTCCATTATAGATGGCCGTTGCGCCTGCCAGCAGCGTAAAAGGATCCATTTACTTATCCGCTTTGTTTTCAAGCCGCTCAAAGATTTGCCGGCAGATGTCTTTCAGTTCTTTGACGCCTTCTTGAAACTCATCTTTGCGA